GCTAACGTTGGTGCAGGATTAATATCAACAGCTAATACTGTTACATTAGCATATCAAGCAAACGTAGGTTCTGCAATTGCACAAGGACAAGCAAACGTTGGTGCAAGCGTTATTACTTTGTCCAACAATATAACTAACGTATTTAATCAGGCTAACTTAGCATATAATGCAGCCAACTCAGTGGTAACTACAAGTCAAGCGAACGTTGGTGCAAGTATTATTACAGTATCCAATAATATAACCAATGTATTTAATCAAGCTAATCTTGCTTATAATGCGGCCAACTCAGCAGTAACAACAGGGCAAGCAAACGTTGGTGCAGCCGTTATTTCAGTAACATCATCGTATCAAGCAAACGTTGGTGCTGGACTTATTAGTACCAAATCTGCATATGAAGCAAATGTTGGAGCGGCTAGAATTGCAGATGTTGCTTTTGGACAAGCAAACGTTGGTGCAAGTGTAATCACATTAACGACCAGCGCAAGTAATGCTTTTAATCATGCCAATTCAGCATTCAATAAAGCTAACAATGCTTTACCAACAACTGGCGGTTCTATTGCTGGCGACTTAACTGTTTCTGGCAACTTAACAATTTCTGGAACTACAACAACACTTAACGTAACGTCATTAAGTGTTACTGATACACTAATACAATTAGGAACACAAAATCAAAGCGATTTGTTGGATATTGGTTTCATTGGTCACTACGCTAATACACCAAATAATCATACCGGGTTGATTCGTAAATTTTCCGATGGTAAATATTACTTGTTTGACAATTTGTTAACAAATAATGAACCAACAAATATCATTGATATTGCAAACACAAGAGTTGCAACACTAAGCGCAAATCTAATCACAAACGTAATTACATTACGTGGTCTTGATCCATTAGATTACTCAAATACAATTTATAGTAATGCACAGGCAAATACTGGTGCAGCCGCATTAGCCGGTCAAGCAAACGTAGGTGCTGGATTAATATCTGTAACATCAGCATATCAAGCTAACGTTGGATCGGCAAGAATTGATGCAAACACAGCTAATACAACTTTAGCCGCTAGTATTGTATCAGGAAGACAAGCTGATAATGCTAATCTTGGTGCTACTATAATTACAGTTACTAGTGCTTACCAAGCAAACGTTGGCGCAGGTTTGATTACTGAAATTGCGGCTAGACAAGCTAACGTTGGTGCAAGTGTAATTACATTAAGCAATAACATAATAAATGTATTTAATCAAGCAAACTTAGCTTACAATGCAGCCAATAGTGCAAGCGGCGGTGTAGATGCTTGGGTAAGAAATCAAGCCAACTCAGCTTATAATCAAGCAAACAATGCATTTGCACAAGCCAACTTAGCTTATAATGCAGCCAACAGTGCTGTAACAACAGGACAAGCCAACGTAGGTGCTGGACTAATTACTGTAACATCAGCGTATCAAGCCAACGTAGGTGCTGGACTAATTACTGTAACATCAGCGTATCAAGCTAACGTGGGAGTTGAAGTTGCAGCCAGATCAGCTAACGTAGGTGCCGCGGTTATATCATTAACATCAGCCTATCAAGCTAACGTGGGAGTTGAAGTTGCAGCCAGATCAGCCAACGTTGGTGCTGGATTAATATCTGTAACATCAGCCTATCAAGCAAACGTAGGTGCAGGATTAATTTCTAGTGCTGTCAATATTAATGCAACAGATGATACAGCATCTAATGCATCTTTCTATCCAGTATTTGTTGGCGCGGTAGGCAGTATACAAACAGCAAAGGGTAGCAGTACCAAATTGTATTTTAATCCTTCAACAGGAACATTGAATTCAACCATATTCAATTCGTTGTCGGATATAAATAGCAAACAAAATATTGAGACTATTCAAAATTCACTAGAAAAAGTTTTACAACTTAGAGGTGTAAGTTTTGAATGGATAGACAATAACAATAAAGCAATTGGTCTAATAGCACAAGAAGTTGAACCAATCGTACCCGAAGTTGTTAATACAAATGAAGATGGAATAAAATCTGTTTCATATGACAGCATAGTTGGTTTACTGATTGAAGCTATAAAAGAACAACAAAAACAAATTGATGAATTGAAAAAACAAATTAAGGGAGAAAACAAATGACTGTTTATGCAAATTTAGTTAATGGTGAAGTTAAGGGTGTTTATGATTTAATACCTAAATTTTGGAATGGAATTAATAATTTTGATATTGTTGCCAAAAACAATGAAGAAACTATGAAAGAAAATGGATTCGTTAAAATCGTAAGACACAATCCAGAGTACAATAGTGAAACACATAACCTTTCAGAATTTCCAACATATACCGTTGTTGATGGTGAAGTTATTGAGCACCGTGAAGTTTCATTAAAGCCTGTTGTGACAGACGAAATGCGTATTAATCAAGCACAACAACGAAAAGAATTTATGCTAAAAAATGTTGGTGAAAGAATCACAAGAGCGGAGAAATTGGTTGAAAAAGGTATTTCTCAACATGAAGATATAAATAAGTTGAATTCTTTTAAAACAGCGATTACTAATTTATCAATTTCTACAATAGAAGATTTAAATAATCTTACATGGCCTGTCTTCACCGATTATTAAAACATGGCAAACACTAATTTTAGAGTAACGTCTACTGACCTTGATGCTTTATTTGAGCCTATAGGTGCAACTACAAAAAGAGACGATGTTAATTTTAAAATTAGTGGTACGGACTTATCCAATTTTTATGCTGATGCCACACTTGGAACTCCTTTTGGTACCACAAATCTTAAAGTTTCCGGTGCTGATGTAGGAACACTCTTTGCAGCCTTAGGTTCCGTATCTTTTGGACCAGATAATTTTTTATATACTTGGGGCAGTAACTACTTTGGTAATATAGGTGATGGAATTCCATATGAAACTGATTACAATAGACCATCTCCTGTACAGATAGGAGCAAGTTCTTGGACAGCAGTTTCTGCTGGCGGTTATCATACAGCGGCTATTAGATCGGATGGTTTATTATTTGCTTGGGGTAGTAATAATTCTGGCCAATTAGGTGATGGTACTGAAATCCGTAAATCATCACCCGTACAAATAGGAGCAAGTTCTTGGACAGCAGTTTCTGCTGGCGGAGGTCATACGACGGCTATTAGATCGGATGGAAAATTATTTACTTGGGGTGATAATGGTTCTGGTCAATTGGGTAATTCAGTTTATGAAGCTCCTTTTTCTTGGTCAGTAATTAGTTCTGGGGATTATCATACAGCGGCTATTAGATCGGATGGAAAATTATTTACTTGGGGCTTAGGGACTGATGGGCGACTTGGTAATGGACAGAGTGGTGAGCGATCATTACCAGTACAAATTGGATCAAGTTCTTGGACAGCAGTTAGTGCTGGTGGTTCTCATACGCAAGCTATTACATCGGACGGTGAACTATATGTTTGGGGTAGTAACAGTGCCGGACAATTGGGCACCACTCCATCACTTAAATGGGCATCCGTTATAACAGGTACATATCACACAGTTGCTACTAGAACAGATGGTGGATTGATGACCTGGGGCCGAAATGTTTATGGAATGTTGGGCGATCAAACGACCGTCACGAAAGGGTCGCCAGTATCAATTGGTTCAAGTTCTTGGTCAGCAGTTAGTTCTGGTCAATTTCACACAGTCGCTATTAAATCAGATGGAAAATTATTTACTTGGGGCGGAAACCTTTATGCTCAACTTGGTGATGGAACTTATACTAATAGATCATCGCCAGTACAAATTGGATCAAGTTCTTGGACAGCAGTTAGTGGTGGTAAAAAATTCAATGCGGCTATTAGATCAGATGGAGCATTATTTACTTGGGGCGCAAATCCAAGTGGACAATTGGGTGATGGAACTGTTACTTATAGAACGTCACCAGTACAGATAGGATCAAGTTCTTGGTCAGCAGTTTCTGCAGGATACTCTCACGCAGTTGCTATTAGATCAGATGGAGCATTATTTACTTGGGGAAGAAATAACTGGGGACCATTAGGTGATGGAACCACTACCAATAGATATTCACCTGTACAAATAGGATCCAGTTCTTGGACAGCAGTTGCTGGCGGAGGCGAACACACATTGGCGATTAGACAAGATGGTGGATTATTTGCTTGGGGTCGAAATTTTGAAGGACAATGCACTGGAGCTACTCCAGTAACATCATCACCAGTACAAATAGGATCAAGTTCTTGGACAGCAGTTTCTGCAGGACAACATCATACCGCCGCTATTAGATCCGGTGGATCATTATTTGCTTGGGGCTATAACAATTTCGGACAATTAGGTGATGGAACTACTACTACTAGATCATCACCAGTACAAATAGGATCAAGTTCTTGGACAGCAGTTTCCGCTTCATACGGAAATACAGGAGCTTTTAACCAAAATGGAGAATTTTATATTTGGGGTCGAAATGACTATTATCAATTGGGCAATCAAACTACAAATAGTAGATCATCGCCAGTCGTAATTTCTAGCCCAGGTCCAAGTAATATTGCAGCAACGAGTTCACCAGTATTAATAGGAACAGGAGCTATCTCTGTTCCGGATGTTTTCTATTCTAAAGTTTCAACAGGATATGAAGGCACGATGGCTATTAGACAGAATGGCACATTATTCGTTTGGGGCGGCAATTTCGATGGACAATGGGGCGATGGAACTGCTGGAAACTCCAACCTTAAAAGATCATCACCGGTACAATTAGGAACACATTCCTGGACAGCAGTTATGCATGCCGAGACCTCGTTTGGTATTAGATCAGATGGTTTATTGTTTGGCTGGGGTAGAAATCAATATGGGCAAGTTGGTGATGGAAGTACTACTAATAGATCATCTCCCGTACAAATAGGATCAAGTTCTTGGACAACAGTCAGTTCTGGTAAGTATAATACAGCGGCTATTAGATCGGATGGAACTTTATGGACATGGGGTTGGAACGGCAGTGGTAGTTTAGGACAAGGTACTGGAAATTATGGGTATTATAGTATTACATCACCGATACAAGTAGGTTCAGGTTCTTGGACAGCAGTCAATGTTGGATATGCAAGCGTAATGGCTATTAGACAAGATGGAAAATTATTTACTTGGGGTAATAATAATTATGGTCAATTAGGCAATGGAACTTATGGAGCTCCTTACGTTAATCCATCACCAATACAAATTGGTTCAAGTTCTTGGACAGCAATTGGTATTCGCAGAAAACATGCAGTTGCTATTAGACAAGATGGAAAATTGTTCGCTTGGGGTATGAATATGAATGGTCAAGTGGGTGATGGAACTTATTACAATAGATCATCTCCCGTACAAATAGGATCAAGTTCTTGGACAGCAGTTTCTGCTGGCGGTTATCATACAGCGGCTATTAGATCGGATGGAAAATTATTTACTTGGGGTACCGCCGCCCAGGGTCAACTTGGTGATGGAACTACAACTGATAAATCATCACCCGTACAAATTGGATCAAGTTCTTGGACAACAGTTAGTGCTGGTCAATTTTGTACAGCAGGAATTACCGTGAATAATGAGTTGTATGTTTGGGGTTCAAATGATGCTGGGCAAGTGGGCGATAGTTCAATACTCAACAGAACAACTCCAAAAAATGTAGTACATGGATTATATTGGCAAAAAACATCAGCTGGCCTTAATCATGGCACTGCTATTAGATCGGATGGAACCCTATGGGTTTGGGGAGCAAATGGTCTAGGTCAATTGGGTGATGGAACTACTACTACTAGATTTTCACCGATAAGAATAACTGGTCCATCGTTTGCCAGTAGTGTAAAATACTGGAAAGACGTTTCTGCGGGCTGGCAATTTACAGTAGCCATTGCAGCGGCGCCGGCGGGCTTAAGAGCAGATCAGATGTTTGCTTGGGGAACAAATCCCAACGGACAATTAGGTAATGGAACTTTCACTAGTAGTTCATCACCAGTACCAATAGGATACAGTTCTTGGACAGCAGTTAGTGCTGGTGGTTATCATGCAGCGGCTATTAGATCCGATGGTTTATTATTTAATTGGGGTAAAGATAATTTTGCTCAATTGGGTAGTATTTATTATGGCGTTGACAGATATTCACCAGTACAAGTAGGATCAAGTTCTTGGTCAGCAGTTAGTGCTGGTCGTAATCATACAGCGGCTATTAAATCGAATGGTTTATTATTTGCTTGGGGCTATAACAATTACGGTCGATTAGGTGATGGAACTACTACTACTAGATCATCACCCGTACAAATTGGATCAAGTTCTTGGTCAGCAGTTAGTGCTGGTCGTGAGCATACAGCGGCTATTAAATCGAATGGTTTATTATTTGCTTGGGGTCAAAACAATGATGGCCAAGTTGGTGATAAAACTACTACTAATAGGTCATCACCAGTAATAATAGGTGGAGGACCGTCACCTGCTGATCCGCGATCATCACCAGTACAAGTTGGATCAAGTTCTTGGTCAGCAGTTAGTGCTGGTATTTATCATACATTGGCGATTAGACAAGATGGTGGATTATTTGCTTGGGGTCGTGGATATTATTATAGATTGGGGCTTGGTAATCAATATGATTATTCTTCACCAGTACAGATAGGATCAAGTTCTTGGACAGCAGTTAGTGCTGGTGGTTATCATACCGCGGCTATTAGATCCGATGGAGCGTTATTTGCTTGGGGCTCAAATTCTTATGGTCAAATAGGCGATGGATATGCTGGGAGCCCCTACAATAGACCATCGCCAGTACAAGTTGGATCAAGTTCTTGGTCAGCAGTTAGTGCTGGTCGTATGCATACAGCGGCTATTAAATCGAATGGTTTATTGTTTAGTTGGGGACTTAATATTTATGGAGTACTTGGCAATGGAGGTAGTAGCTTCTACGGTTATCCATCACCAATACAAATAGGATCAAGTTCTTGGACAGCAGTTTCCGCATCTGCTAGCGGAAATTTTGTGGGCGCTATTAGACAAGATGGAAAATTATTTACTTGGGGATATAACTCTGACGGACGATTAGGTGATGGAACTTATTACAATAAATCATCACCAGTACAGATAGGTTCAGGCTCTTGGATGGCAATTGACATGGGCGGTGCTCATTCAGTAGGAATAAAATAAGCGTTATATATACTTGATAGTTTAAAAATATTATGGAGATTTTTTAATATGCATTTAATTGACCAACAATTAAATTTAATGATAAGAGGCAGATTTGATGAAGCATGGAAAATATGTGAACAACTCTATGAAGAAATGCCTAATGAACCTAGAGCATTATTCAATAGAGGCTGGTTTCTTATCAATCAAGGTAAATTTCAAGAGGGCTTTCAATGTCTTGAATATGGCCGACCTTTAAAAGTTTATGGAAATGAAAAACTACCTACAACAAAACTTATTTGGGATCAAAGCGATTTAACCGGAAAAACGGTCATCATTAATCTTGAGGGAGGTTATGGTGATAATATGATTTACGCTAGATTTGCCACCGAAATCTGGAACAGAGGAGGCAAATGTATTCTATGCTGTGATGAAACGGTGCACTCTTTATTTTCACGTATACCTGGTGTGCATTCATGTATAAAAAAGAATCAGGTAAAATCAACATATCACGACTTTTGGATTCCAGGTTTTAGTTGTAGTTGGTTATTTGGTCATACCGTAGACACAATGCCAAATCAACCATATATATTTGCAAAACACGAAAGTGTTGATTTGTGGAAAAATATGTTGAATACTAAAAAACTTAAGGTAGGCATTCGTTGGAGTGGTAATCCAAAGTTTGAACATCAACAGTTTAGAGTATTCTCTCCTAAAAACTTAATCAATCTACATAAAGATTTTAAAGACATACAATTTTATTCTTTACAAAAGGATAACGATTTAATTGAATTGCCTGATGAAATAAGTGACTTACAACATTTATTAATATCATGGGAAGATACTGCGGCATGTATTGAAAATCTTGATTTGGTCATAACGTCATGCACTAGTATAGCACATCTTGCATCAGCAATGGGCAAACCAACGTGGGTGATATTGCCTATTTTACCATACCATATTTGGGCACATGGGGATAAACATAGTCCTTGGTATGAAGAAACAACAACTGTTTTTAGGCAACAAACTTTTGGAAAATGGGATGAGCCGTTTTTGGAAATACGAAATGAGTTGGAAAAATTTTGTTCAACTTATAATGAAACTTAATTATTGTTATTTTATTGGAAAGAAAAATTATGGAAAATCAAAAAACTTTGCACTTTATTGTTGGCTTGCCTAGATCAGGATCAACTTTACTCACTAATATCTTCAAACAAAATCCAAAAATTCATGGTGAAGCGGTAAGTTCTTTATCGGCACTTGTTGGTAATATTAATTATGGTTGGAATAATTTTGAAGCTAACAAAGAATATACAAACACTTCAGCTAAGATTGGTGTAATCAAAGGAGTACTTGCTGGTTATCATTCACATATTGATAAACCAATCATAATTGATAAAGACAGGACTTGGATTTCACATATTCCAGTGTTAGAAGAAATTCTACAAAGAAAAATGAAGATGATTGTGTGTGTTAGAAATCCAGCAGAAATATTATCTTCTTTTGAAAAAATGAGAAGAAGTAATCCATTATTTGTTACTGGTGTTGATTCAAACTTAGGACCAGGATCAAACATAGCATCAAGAGCAATGTATTATGCTGGTCCAGGAGGTGTTCTTGGACTAAATCATAGGAATGTAAAAGATGCTGTCACTATGGGATATCTAGATAGACTTTTATTTGTAGACTATAATAGATTGTGTAACACACCAAAAGCACAGATGAAAAGAATCTATGAATTTTTGGAACTAGATAATTATGAACATGATTTCAATAACATCACTCAAGAAGAAAAATATAATGATCTTGCAGTTGGTTTACCAAATCTTCATAAAATTAAAAACTCTCTAGATAAAACAACAGTAAATTGTGTTGAGTATCTTGGACTAGAACTATACGAACAATATAACAGAGAAATTTTTTGGAATGCTTGGATTTAAAGGAAATATTATGACACCCGAATTAACAAAATTAAATATGGGATGTGGTTTTAAAAAACTAAACGACCATTGGAATGTAGACGTTGAAAAAAAATGTAATCCAGATGAAGTATTAGATTTTGAAGTAACACCTTGGCCATATGAAGACGATTTTTTTGAAAAGATTACCGCAGATAATATCTTAGAACACTTAGGACAAGATCCAAAAGTCTTTACAAAAATTATTAAAGAGATGTACCGTGTCAGTAAAGATGGTGCCGAATGGTATATCAACGTACCGCATCATCGCTGTGACAATCAATGGAACGACTATACACATGTTAGAGTATTAACACCTAAAACATTTGCGTTATTTGACCAAAAGGTTAATCACGAATCGATTGAAAGAGGATTAAGTGATAGTACATTTGGTGTAATGAATAATGTTGATCTTGAAGTTTATGATGTATCGCATAACATTATTGGTTATTGGTTAAAGCAACAACAAGAAGGTCTTCTTGGTCCAAAACAACTAGATATAAACTTAAACACTATGGCCAATGTTGCGGAAAGCGTTAATATTTTTATCAAAGTGCATAAGCCAGGAAGATTTTCCACATTGTACAAATAATTTTTGGAGTTTAATATGAATATGAGAATACTTATTATGGGATTGCCTGGATCAGGTAAAACTTATTTTGCTGAGAGATTGAAAAAGTACTTGGAACAAAATAGCAGTTTAAGCAGTATGCCAAAATGGCGTATGGATCAAATGGAAAGAATGCCAGCTACTTACAAATCAAAAGTAGATTGGTTTAATGCTGATGATGTTCGCCGAAAATTTAACGATTGGGATTTTTCTAAAGAAGGTCGCATTCGTCAAAGTTTGCGAATGTTAGATTTTGCAATCAAATGCACTGGCGATTTTGTTATTTGTGATTTTGTTGCGCCTTTACCAGAGATGCGTAATAACTTCAAAGCAGATTGGACCATTTGGATGGATACAATTGATGCAGGAAGATATGAAGATACTAACAAAGCATTTACACCACCAGATGTTTATGATTTCCGTATCACAGAAATGAATGCTGAGAAGTGGGTAGAATTTGTTGGTGAACATATTCTTTATGATCGCCGTAGACCAACATTTGATTGGAAAAAAGAAACTGTTGAGATGTTGGGTCGTTGGCAACCATGGCATCCAGGTCATCGTGCTTTGTTTGATAGATCAATTGCTAAGACTGGGCAAGTTTGCATTATGATTAGGGATTGTCAAGGATGGAATGGTTCAAATCCTTTTGAGGCTAATCAAGTTAAAGAATTTATCAAACGAGATTTGGATCCAGTCTATCAAGGTCAGTATGAAATATTACTGGTGCCAAACATCACAAACATCACATATGGTAGAGATGTGGGTTACAAAATTGAACAAGAAGTTTTTGATGATGCGACACATGCAATTTCTGCAACAAACATTCGCAAAGAACTCGGACTAAAATGAAAAAGTATCACATCAGATTTAACACCAAACACAATGGCTCCGATCTGGTGTGGCGCATTTTTGAGAATGGAGTAGAACATTTAGCTACCGATGTTAGACTTATAGGCGAGACTTTTACTGAATGTACTGAGGAATATGGCCAAACTAAATGGAATATTGCCTGTTATGGTCGTTTAATTTGGGTTGACAAAGTTGCTATAATTGTAACTGAAAAAGATTAGGAAATGGGTAATATTGCTATATTGTAATAGTATAAATAGATAATAAAACTATTGGGAACTATAAATGGCTAAACCCACAACTAGAGCGACATTCAAAGACTACTGCCTACGCAGATTAGGTCATCCAGTAATCCAAATCAATGTGGATGATGACCAAGTTGAAGACAGAATTGATGATGCATTACAATTCTTTGAAGACTATCATTTTGATGGTTGCGAACAAATGTATATGAAGCATCAAATCACTCAAGCTGATATTGACCGCAGATGGATTTATTGCCCAGATCCAGTAATTTTTGTTACGGGAATCATACCATTTGACCAGTCTTCTTCATCGGTCAATATGTTTGACTTGCGCTATCAGTTGCGTTTGCATGATTTGTATGACTTCACATCCGTGTCGTATGTGTCATATGAAATTACCATGCAACACATTCGCACATTGAATCTATTGTTCTCTGGTACACCACTATTCAGATTTAACCGTAAACAAAATAAGATTTTCTTAGACATTGATTGGTCTAGAGACTTACAGGTTGGTCAGTATGTTGTTGTGGAGTGCTATCGTGCGATGCGCCCAGATACAGTTACTTTGACGGGTACAATAACTGGCACAACAAGCAACAATACTTTGACTGGAACAGGAACAATATTTGACCAAGAAGTTATTGAAAACGACATTATTACACTATCTAGTGGTCAAGAAGTTCAGATTCGTACAATCAATTCTCCGACAAGTATTACTATTGCAAGTAGTTTAACAACAAACATTACAGCTAATACAGCGACAAAAGCTGGTGTTACGGATGTTTGGAATGATAAATTTTTGAAGAATTACGCTACAGCTAAAATTAAATATCAATGGGGTACCAATCTTTCTAAGTTTGCTGGCATTCAAATGCCTGGTGGTGTAACACTAGATGGTCCAAGAATCATGCAAGAAGCACAAGTGGAGTTGGACAAACTAGAAGAAGAAATGTATACCATCAGCAGTATGCCTAGCGAAATCTTTATGGGCTAAACATGCCAACGAATTTCTACTTTAATAATTTTCCACAACATCAAATAACTAGTGAGCAATTACTAGTAGAAGATTTGGTGATTGAAGCTATGCAAATTCATGGCATGGATGTTTATTATCTTCCACAAACGACAAGAGACCAAGTAGATATGCTCTATGGTGAAGATACATTAAAAGAATTTCGTAGTGCTTACGGAATTGAAATGTATTTGGAAAATGTTAGTGGTATGGATGGCGAAGGCGACTTCATATCCAAATTTGGTTTAGAGATTAGAGATGAAGTAACACTACTAATGTCACGTAGAAGATTTGCATCTTTAGGTACATCTTTAATTAGACCTAGAGAAGGCGACTTAGTTTATATTCCTCTATTACAAAATTTCTTTGAGATATCGTTTGTAGAACACGAAAACAATCAAGCAATGTTCTACACATTAGGTCGTGGTCGCGGCGGCAATGTTTATGTGTATGCTTTGAAGTTGAAACAGTTTGTCTTTAGTGAAGAAATTATCTCCACTGGCGTTGATGAAATTGATAACCAGATATTTGATAGCTACAAACGTTCATCATTGCCTCTCGCAAATACAACAGTGTTTCCTGCAGGAACTGGCTCTTTTGTTCCTGGAGAAATCATATATCAAGGTTCTTCATTAGCGACAGCAAATGCACAAGCTATTGTTTATTCTTATACTGCACATTCATCAGTTGATATTATTCGGGTACAAGGCTCTTTTGTTACTGGTAATGTTCGCGGTAATACAAGTAATACATTGAGAAGGTCCATATCATACAATGATGATTCACAAGTTGGTAATAGTATATTTGAAGATATCGCAGACAATGTTAGAATAGAAACTGAAGCTGATGGAATATTAGACTTCACGGAAAATAATCCTTTTGGTGAAGCCTAATGTTAAATAATTCACATTTTTATAATAGAACAATTCGTAAAGTAGTAGTTGCTTTTGGCACACTATTCAATGATTTGTTATTGGTAAGATACAATAAAGCTGGAACAATTGAGCATGAGAGAATGCGTGTTCCTCTTTCTTATGGCGCAAAAGAAAAATACATCACACGACTAGCATCTGATCCAACATTAACAAAATCTATTGCAACATCTGTGCCAAGAATTTCTTTTGATTTGGTTGGATTAGAATACGATTCATCCAGAAAATTTAATACAATAAACAGAAACTTCTCAACAAATGCTACGACTGGTACAGTATCTGGGCAGTATGCGCCAATACCATACAACTTTGAATTTGAGTTGGCTATCTATGTTAGAAACACGGAAGATGGTACACAAATTCTTGAGCAGATATTACCATACTTCACGCCAGACTTTACAGTGACTGTAGATTTAATACCAGCATTAGGTAGAAAATATGATATGCCAGTTATTCTTAATTCTGTGACGCCACAAACAGAATATGAAGGTGATATGTCTACGACTAGACTTATCATTTGGAACTTATCTTTTACTGTAAAAGGATACATCTTCCCACCAGTAAGCACAGTTGGTTTGATTGAACAAGCAAATACAAATATCTATACAGATTCAAGAAGCACGCTATCACAAAAAGTATATGTTGATTATGCTAATGGTTCTGGTGTTTTAGTTACGGGAGAAGTTGTTAGAAGTTCGTCCAAAAACAAAACAGGAACTGTCGTATACTTTGCAAATAATAGCGGAGGCACATTAGTTGTGTCAGACTTAAATGATTTGCTTGAAGAAGATGATGTGATTGTTGGTGATTATTCTAATGCTACATATACAATAAATACCGTAGATTTGAATCCATTAAAAACAGTTGCAATTATAACTGTGCCCGATCCAGTATCAGCAAACTCGGATGAAGATTTTGGATTCTCAGAAACGATTACAGAATTTCCAAGTACATTGACTTAAAATAGGAAGTCTAAATGACAAAAAAGTTTTCTCAATTAACCGCAATCTCTAATGTTGGAGATACACCAGGAAATGTCATATTTGGCATTTCAAATACTGCAAGCGGAACATCAAATACTATAACACTATCTTCACTATCAGCATATCTCGATTCAACATTTGCTACCGATATTGCATCACAAGCAAACGTGGGTGCTGGACTTATATCAACTAAAGCCGCTTATGAAGCGAATGTCGGCGTTGAAGTAGCCGCAAGGTCAGCAAACGTAGGTGCCGCGGTTATATCATTAACATCAGCATATCAAGCAAACGTTGGCGTAGAAGTGGCTGCTAGACAAGCTAATATCGGTGCAAGCGTTATTACTTTGTCCAACAATATAACTAACGTATTCAATCAAGCAAACTTATCATATAATGCGGCTAATACAGCCGTAACTACAGGACAAGCAAACGTTGGCGCTGGATTAATATCTACAAAATCAGCTTACGAAGCTAATGTTGGAGTTGCTATTGCATCTGGACAAGCAAATGTTGGTGCTGGACTATTATCAACCAAATCAACATATGAAGCAAATGTTGGAGTTGCTATTGCACCTGGACAAGCGAATGTTGGTGCTGGATTAATATCTACAAAATCAGCTTACGAAGCTAATGTTGGAGTTGCTATTGCATCTGGACAAGCAAATGTTGGTGCTGGACTAATTACTGTAACATCAGCATATCAAGCAAACGTTGGAGTTGAAGTAGCCGCAAGGTCAGCAAACGTAGGTGCCGCTGTCATATCAATAACAACAGCATATCAAGCAAACGTTGGAGTTGCTATTGCCGCTGGTCAAGCAAATGTAGGATCAAGTTTAATTCCGTTAACAAATAATATTAACAATGCATTCAATCAAGCTAATGGTGCATACACAGCCGCTAATACTGCATTGAATATATCACAAAATATTCAAATACAAAACTACACGTTGCAGTTGACGGATCGTGGAAAACATATCTATAGTACCAATACACAAGTTCAAACAATTACAATTCCAAACACTGGCGTTGTCGCATGGCCTACTGGCACAGTAATTGATATTGTTCTTGATGGTACTGGAAAAATTAATGTTGCAACCTCAAATGATGTTACTCTTTATGTTGCTAACAATTCTACAGTAAGAGGATATGCAAATGTGTATCCTCGTGGTTGGGCTACACTATTGTATGTCAGTGGAAATACTTGGTATATCAAAGGTCAGGGTGTAGATTGAAAACTAATGAAAATCTATCCAACATCTTTGGAGTTCAACCACTAGCAGAAGACGAATCTTCTATAGTTGAAATTGTTCCAACAGATGTGGATTCGGATTTTGAATTCGCAAGAAACAATATTCGTGAGTTAGCCGAAAAGGGTAGAGTTGCGGTAGATAATATTCTTATGGTAGCAAAAGCAACGGATCATCCAAGAGCATATGAAGTTGCAGCCACGCTAATTAAAAATATGTCTGACATTAATAAAGATTTACTTGAGTTGCAAAAGAGAAAAAGAGATTTGTCACCAGTTAAAGAACAGACTGTAGTGAATGTAGACAAAGCTGTATTCGTAGGCTCAACAAGAGATTTAATTAAACAAATTAAACAAGTAGGATAAAATGGAACAACTAATTCAACAACTAAAAGTAATCTTGGGTACCAATTTTGCTCTGTATCTAAAATCACATGGCTTCCATTGGAATATTGAGGGCGCTAATTTTCCACAATATCACGATTTTCTTAATGGATTCTACACCGAAGTTTTCAATCAAAACGATTCTATTGCGGAACACATCCGTCAATTAGACAGTTATGCTCCAGGATCATTAGAAAGAATGTTGGAATTGGCTGACTTGGAAGAATCACAAAATATTCCAATGGCACTTGCTATGATGGCTGAATTGAAACGTGATAACGATAGATACATAATTCATCTCCGTGCTG